CTGTGAGAAGTACTTAAAGCCCTGTGTAGACTCGGTAATCAAGCACAGTAACATGGACGACGTTGAGCTGATTATCAGCGCAAACGGCTGCACAGACAATACCCGGCAGTACTTAGACTATTTACGAACCGCAATACCCAACTTAGAAGTAGTTTGGAGCAACGAGCCACTAGGATTTGCCCAAGCAAGCAACAAGGGCATTCGTATTTGCTTTGGCGACAAAATTGTACTGCTAAACAACGACACCCAAATACTGGGGCCTAACTGGCTAGAGCGCCTAGATCAAGGCGACATTGGTGTGGTGCTGACGCAGCACTCAGACATTACGCAAAGTCGCTTTGGTGTATTTTTTTGTGCAATGATAAGCCCCAAGGTATTTCAGACCATTGGGCTACTAAACGAGGAGTACAGCGTAGGCGGCTGCGAGGACATTGAGTTTTGCCACAAGGCACAACTAAATGGCTTTGAAATAGTGGACGTAGGCTACCAAGGAGACTTCCCAATCTACCACGCAGCCGAGGGCACCATGCACGACCCGCAGCTGGTAAAAGACTGGGACAATAGGTTCCTAATTAACCAGCTCAAGCTGGCAAAGAAGTACAACCTAGATTGGTACCGCTGGCGCCTGTCAAACAACTATGAGCGCGCGGTGTTTCTCAAGGGCGACCAAGTATTCCCGCGCGAGACCCAGCGTTACGAGTGGGCAGCAAAGAACCTACTAGGCCACAGCGTCTTAGAGATTGGCTGCTCGACTGGATACGGCGTGCAGTTCTTTCCGCAGTCTATGAGCTACTTTGGGTTGGACTACGACCCGATGATTGTGCAGATTGCTAAGGAGCAGTACTGGAGCCCTAATGCGCTGTTTGACTACGCCGACATCAACACCTACCCGATAGATGGTTACTTTGACACCATTGTTGCATTTGAGGTTATTGAGCACCTTAACAACGGCCTAGAAATTGTTGAGAAGTTAAAGCAGCACTGCAAACGTCTTTTAATTACGGTGCCGCACAACGAGCCAAAAGGCTTTTGGGGCGAGCATCACAAGTTGCACGGGTTGACTGAAAAAGACTTCCCTGGATTTAAGTTTGCGTATATCAGTCACGATGGCAATATATCAGACACACTGCAGCCGGTGTCAGAGTCCAACCCCAGTAACCTAATGATTTGCCGGTGGGACAATGTCTAAAGTTCTTTGTTCCGTGGCAACACGGGGGCGGTACTTCACAACACTGCCCCTAGTACTAAACGCCATTATCAATCAGACAAGGCCAGTGGATAAGCTGGTCATCTTTGATGATAACGACGAGCCGCAAGACATGCGCGGTGAGATGATTTACCAGTACTTTTTTCAGATGTTAGACATCAAGGGTATTGCATGGGAGTGGTTGTATGCTGATAAAAAAGGTCAGCACCACATTCATCAACGTGCCAATACGATGGGATATGAGTGGGTGTGGCGTTGCGATGACGACGCAATACCAGAGCCTAACGTCTTAGAAACGCTTTACTACTACGCCAATGGTGTAGACAATAATATTGGTGCAGTGGGTGGCTCCGTGCTAACCCCGCCATACATGCCAGATACTTATAAGGTAACTGGTAAGATTGATAACATTGACTCTGAACCCAATATTCAATGGGGCAAAATTGAAAGGGCAAAACATGTTGATCATCTCCATTGCACTTTTCTTTATCGTGCTGGGATTATTGATTACAATTTGGGATTGTCTCGCGTCGCTCATAGGGAAGAAACAATATTCTCTTACGGACTATATCAAAAGGGCTACGAGATTTTAGTAGTACCTAACGCAGTAACATGGCACATGAAGAACCCCGAAGGTGGGATTCGTAGCGAGACAAAGCAGGAACTATATGAACATGATGAACAGATTTTTAGAAATATTCTTAGATACCGTGATAAAACCATTGTGGTTCTTAATTGCGGTCTTGGCGACCATCTTGTATTCAGTCATGTACTTCCTTCAATACCTAATGCTGAAGTGTTTACTTGCTACCCTGAAGTGGTTCCCGGGAAGTCGATAGCTGAAGCAATACATTTATTTGGTGACATAGATCATTGGAACATCTATAAAAAGATGGACCAGTGGAAATGGAAAGATAGTTTAGAGAACGCGTACAGAAAGTTATACGCATGATTATTATCTCACCGTACTCCAAGGCGTTATTGAGTGGTAAGCAGAACCCAAAGAATTATCCATACTGGAAGGAGTTGATCGAAATGATTGACGAGCCTATTATCCAGGTTGGAATAGAAGGGGAGCAACAGTTAGTCCCCGATTTTAGAAAGAATTTACCCATTACAGAGTTGCGTAAGCTAATTCAAGAATGCCGAACATGGATCTCTTGTGACAGCTTTTTTCAGCACTTGGGATGGGACGAAGGTAAAAAAGGGATTGTGTTGTGGGGAGTATCTGATCCGTTAATATATGGTCACCCAGAAAACATTAACCTCTTAGAAGACAGAAAATATTTAGCAGAAAATCAGTACATTTGGTGGGATGCTACTGAACATAATCCAAATAGATTTGTATTACCAAAAGAAGTGATAAAATATTTAAAATGACGCAATTTTATACATACGCACACTATAAGCCAACGGGCGGCATATTTTATGTTGGTAAAGGTAATGGAAAACGAGCCCATAGTTTTATCGGTAGAAATCTGTATTGGAAACGTATTGTTAAAAAATATGGGAACCCGCATGTTGAAATCTTAGCTAACTGGGATACTGAACAAGATGCTTTTGATCACGAAAAATTATTAATTTCTTGTTTTCGTGAAATGGGACATAGTTTAGCAAATATTACAGATGGTGGTGACGGAAATTTTGGTTTTAAGCATTCTGTTGCTACTAAAGAAAAAATTAGTAAAGCTCATTTTGGTAAAAAGCTAAGTGAATCAGAAAAAACAGCAATTGGTATTGCTAAAATAGGCAATAAAAATCCTAGTTTTAAAGGCGCAATTATTTCAACCAATATTTTAACTGGCAATCAACAAACATTTGTTGGTGCAAAAGAATTACATAATTTTGGGTTTGACCATAGCGCGGTTTATAAATGCGTAAATAAAAAACTGGTGTCTTACAAAGGACACATATTTAAAAGAATTGACAAGGAATAAAAATGGCCGCATCCGGTTTTACACCCATACAGCTTTATTACAGCACAGTCTCTGGACACGCGCCAGTGGCGGGTGGTTTGTTAGACGGTGAACTAGCGATTAACACCGCCGAAGGAAAGCTGTACTATAAAAATAGCTCTGGTGTAGTAACCTTGTTGGCCGGTATTTCTGGCTATAGTGGTATCTCAGGATTTAGTGGCTTTAGTGGTATCTCAGGCTATAGTGGTAGTGGTATCTCAGGCTATAGTGGTAGTGGGGTATCCGGCTACAGTGGCTTTAGTGGTATTAGTGGTTACAGCGGTGCAAACGGTACAAGTGGTTTTTCTGGTATTAGTGGCTACTCTGGCTTAGGTATTAGTGGCTACTCCGGCTTTAGTGGCGCCACAGGTGCTGGCGGTAGTGGAACATCTGGAACTAGTGGCTACAGTGGTTTTAGTGGCATCAGCGGCTACAGTGGTAGCAATGGCTCTGCTGGTACTAGTGGCTTCTCAGGCTTTAGTGGTGCTACAGGCGCCAATGGAACAAATGGAACTAGCGGCTACAGTGGCTTTAGCGGCACTGCGGGAGCCAGCGGTTACAGTGGAGCTACTGGCCCAACAGCGTACCCAGGTGCTGGTATTGCGGTATCTACCGGATTTGCTTGGTCAACATCATTAGCCGATCCGTTAGTAGTTAGTCATGGCGGTACTGGTTTAGCTGCAGTTACTGCAGGGTATGTGCCATTTGGTAACTCATCTACAGCATTAAGCACAAGTTCATTATTTAACTGGAGCACATCCACTACACGTCACGGGGTTGGCATTGCAGCGCCTGTGGCAACCTTGCACGTTCGTGGCGGCAACTCAAACAACGCCATTGTTGATAACGATGGTTCACAGTATACTTCACTTAGTTGGTACAACAACGGCACAGAAAAAGCGCAGGGTTATTTTGACGCGACTAACGTGCTGTTTGTTCTTGGTACAGATGTAGCAGCGCCATTTATATTTAAAGCAAACGGCACAGAGGGTATGAGGTTGTCTAGTGGCGGGGGTGTTTCAATTGGAACATCAACTGCCGCAGGCGCAGGCAATTTGCTGGTTAATGGATCTGTTAGTTCTTCTACAGTCAGTGCAACTACGGTAACTGCAACAAATCACAGCACTACCAACTTCACAATTACAGAGTCTGGTGGCAAGTTGTTGATTAAATACGGCAGCACAACCATTGCGTCTATTGACGCTTCTGGCAACTTTATTACACTCGGCAGTGAAACTGCTGGCGGTACACCTTAATTTTTAGGAGTTAATTTATGTCAACATCAATGGGTAGTACAGGAGTTACATTTCCTGATTCAACAACACAAACAACAGCTTTTACAGGGGGTGGAGTAACTTCTGCTGTTGCTGGTAATGGTGTAGCAGTATCAGCTTCTACTGGTGCAGTTACTTTTAGTGCTTCTGCACCATCTTCAAATAGTATTGGTAGTTACTGTTTTGGTTATATCACTTCATATAATGCGATTTTTACTTTTGGTAGTAATTATGCGGCTGGAACTGGAAATGGACAAATTCAATTAAACATTTCTAGTAGCAGCTTCCCGACAGGGAGTATTTCTGGAACTTGGAAATGGATGGGCATTGGTGGTGGTCTTACTAGCGGTGGTACAACTGATAATGCATCTGGAATTGCTGTTCGTGTCGCTTAATTTAAAAGGAAAATAAAATGTTAACAATTCAATATGCTAAAGACCCTTTTTACAATGACCCTGATAATGTAACTGTATTTTTAACAGTTAAATTTGTGGAAATTGCAGATGAACTTCCATTTACTGCAACACCCTATGATGATATGCCTTATGGTGTTGAGCTTTGCACCAATGCAAAAAATGGTGACTATGGGGTTGTAAAATCTTGGGAAGAAAATCCCCATTATATTCCACCAACACCCCCAACCGCATAATGACTTATGGCATCTATCCTAATTCAACTCCTGAATTTCGGATGTTTCAAAAAGAAGATGGAACTATGGAAATGCAAGTAAGGTATCTAAACGCACCTATGAATTACACAGGCAAATGGATGCCTGTTAAAACAGAAAAAGAAAATGCACAACAAGAAAATTGAAGATGGCACAATATTTGTAAATGTATTTGCTGAAGGAAAGTATTAAACCATGGATCTCCAAACTCTCATCAACACAGTGCTACCTCTTATCTGCGTAGCCATCGGCTGGTTCTGCAAGGAGCTCTGGAACGCTGTTCAGGATCTGAAAGACGACCTAACTGACATTCGGACCCACCTAGCAGACAACTACGTCAAAAAAGAAGACTTTGCAAGCCGCTGGGATGAGGTGCTAAAAGCAGTTCACCGTATCGAGGATAAACTTGATGCTCTTCGCAAATGAGAACATTTCTCAAGCAACTGTTAACTGGCAAAGATAATCAGACGTATGATATCGGTAGAGTTACTTGGTTACTTGGTACCATCACTGTTATTGCTTTGGCTGCTTTCGAGGTGTCCACGTCGCAGATCAGCCTTAGAGAACTTGCGGAGGCTCTGGGAATTGTTTCGGCAGCGGGTGGGGCGTCGACCATGATGAAATCCAAAACAGAACCCGGCGGTGAGTAATGTTTCCATTAGGAGTACTTGACAGTGTCAAAATTGGACTTTTTGCTTTATCTTTATGCGTGGCTGGCTATCTTGGCTACGCTGTGGAAAGTAGTCGATTCAATTCGTACAAGCAAGCGCAACAAGCTGCCACCCAAGCGCTCCAAGAAGAGCACCAAGCAGCCGCCGACCAAATAAGAAAAGACAAAGATGCTCAGATTACTTCTATTAACGCTCAGCTTGTCGATGCTATTAGCGAGCTGCGTAAACGTCCCAGTCGCGCCCAAGGCGCCGCAAATGGACAAGGTGGAACTGGGGCAACCCTTTCTGCCGAGGATGCAGAGTTTCTTACAAGGGAAGCTGCCAGAGCAGACATCATCCGCACCGGCCTCTCGGCCTGCTACCAACAATACGACGCGTTAAATAAATAAACCCCAATTTGCGTATTAGTATACGCAAAGTAAGGAGTAAAATGAAAAAGCTAGTTGCTGTAGTACTGTGGTGCCTTGGAGTCTTCGCGGCAATCCACTTAACAAACAAATTTACCCATATCGAAGAGAACATTATGGCCATTGCAGAGTCCACTTTATCCTTCATTACCAATGAAGAAGGCTTTAGAAACAAGGCCTACAAGGACTCTAAGGGGCTACTGACCATCGGTGTAGGGCACCTTATCAAAGACAGTGAGCAGCACCTGGTCAACGCCACACTGACAGACGAGCAGGTCAAAGAGCTCCTGAGAAGCGATTTAAGGTGGTGTAGCGAGGCCGTAGAGAGCTCGGTGAGGGTACCCCTTACACAGAAGCAATACGACGCCCTGTACAGCTTGTGCTTCAATATTGGTGAGACTAATTTTAAGAAATCTACCGTAGTCAAACGAATCAACGCAAACGACCTAAAAGGCGCAGCTGATGCCATAGAGATGTGGAACAAGCCAGCCGTATTGGTCAACCGCCGCAAGCGCGAGAAGGCTATGTTTCTAGCCGACTTATAGGGCATTTTTACCCGTTTTAGCGTATTAGTAATAATAAGGGCTGATCACCCATTTACCATAACCTCGAGGAAATACCATGGAAGGCTTTAAACCATTTAAGAAGGTCCAATGCTTCAAAGAAGGCGGATCTGTTCAAAAGCAAATAGAGAACTTTACAAAGCGTGACCGTAAGAGCGTAGAGCCTGCGGATACTGCAGAAGATAAGGCAATCGTCAAGAAGGCCTTTGGTCAGCATGACAAGGCCAAACATGGTGGCTCTGAGCCAACCGAGATCAAGCTCAAAAAGGGTGGTCGCGCTAAGAAAGAAATTGGCAACATCAAGAAGTTTGCCAAGGCAGCAGCTCCATCTGGCGCTAAGGGACCAGATAAGTTCAAGTGCGGTGGTAAGGTAGTTAAGAAGGCTGACGGCGGTATTATGGACGCTATTGGTAACGTTGGCACACAACTTAAGAACAACGTCATGGGTACACCAGAGCAGAACCGCATCGCTCAGGCTCAAATGGACAAAGTAAAAGCTCGCAAGGCTGCTGAAGCTGCAGCTTTAATGCAAGGTCAAGGTGGTGCTGGTGCACTACAACAAGGCGCCCTAGCTGGTGGATTAGCTCCAGCGGCACCAGCTCCTGTAGCACCTCCTGCAGCTCCGATGAAAAAAGGCGGAAAGGCACGTAAATGAAAGACTTTAAACAAACCCCTAAAATGAATGCTTCCGGTAGTCACTACTGTGGTGGTGGTAAGGTTAAAAAATACGCTGAAGGTGGTGAAATTATTGCCGGAGTGCGTGAAGCTATTCGTTCTGGAAAAGACTTAGATCCAAAGATGACTATTAGTTCCGGATCTCAAGGGCCAAATAGGGCATTAAATCGCGCTATGGGTTTACCAGAAAATGCAAATCCAAAAATTGTTGATAGAATGCCACAAGGCAGTAATGATGGCACAATGGTTTCACCAATTGATGGTAAAAGAGTAAAACTTGCTCCTCCAAAATTAACAGATACCGGCGGGTTATTACTCAAAACTGGTGGTAAAGTTAAACGCGGAAATAAGAAATAATGCCGTACGAATCTAAGGCCCAAAAGGGCGCGATGTATGCAGCAGCAGCCGGAAAATCAACCCTTGGCATCCCTAAAAAGGTTGGCAAAGAGTTTGTTAAATCTGGCCCTGCGTCAAACAAATTACCAAACAAAGTAGCTAAAAGGGCCGCAGGCCGGGGGCGCTAAATGGCGTATAGTAACACCACTGGCAACACCAAGATTAATGTTGACCAGCTAATTTCATACGCATTTCGCGATGCAGGCAAGACTGCAGAAGAGATGACGCCTGAGTATGTCAACGCTGGTAAGCAGGCACTCTTTTACAACTTACAAAATCTATCTAACCTTGGTGTTAACCTTTGGTTGCTAGAAAACAAGCTGGTGGGCGCGTTAGAGGCTCAGCAGTACTTAACCCTGCCCGCTACCACTATCGACGTGCGTGAAGCTAACTGGGTCTACATCATCAACTCAGAAGCCTCTGAGTACCTTCCTGTTTCAAACCCAGACTCTCCAGCAGCATTCGCTCAAAACCTAGACATCGTATCTACATCTACTGTAGGCAACAACTGGTTTGGTCTATCATACCAAAACGGTCAAAGCGTCTACTACGTTGGCTTTAACGGCCACGCTACCGGCGGTGGCACACAGACGTATAACTTTGCCTACGAGACCAGTGAAGACGGTATCACCTGGACCACAGTAGCACAGCTCCCAGAGACCACTTTAGCAGACAGAGAGTGGGCATACTTCCCTATTTCAATCACTCCAGTTCATGTATTCTATCGTCTACGTGAGACTGTAGCACCTACCTTCTCAGTACGTCAAATCGTTTTCTCAACCAGCCAGCAAGTTATTCCTTTGGCTCGCTTGAACAGAGATGACTACTGGAACCTACCAAACAAACAGTTCCCATCAGCAAGAGCTCTACAGTACTGGTATGATCGTCAGATCGAGCCTAAGATGTACCTGTGGCCAGTGCCAAACAACAACTTTCAGATGTTCCAGTTGCTGATTGAAAAGCAAATGCAGGACGTTGGTTCACTCACTAATGAGCTATACCTTCCAGATCGTTGGATCAACTCTGTGCAGGCCTCACTGTCACATCGTTTATCTATGCAAATCCCTGGTGTCGATGGCGCCAAGATTGCTTACTTAGAAGGCCAGGCTGATAAGCTGTTTATGCAGGCTAATAACGAAGAGCGCGATAAGTCGCCTATCTACTTTGCTCCAGTAATAAGTTACTACACGAGATGAGCACTTCATTGTATTGGATTCACCACGAAGATCATACTGATATGTTTAGTCAGGGGTATGTTGGGGTTTCCAAAAACACCGAAGTCCGTTTTAAAAAACACAGTAAATATTCAGAAAACCCACATTTAAAAGCCGCAATTAAAAAATATGGCTGGGATAATTTAATAAAACAAATTATTCTTATTGGCGAAGAAAAATATTGTTATGATTTAGAATTAAAAATTAGACCTGCCAAACAAATTGGTTGGAATATTGCTGAAGGTGGAACAAAACCACCCACAACGCAGTATCGTGGTGATAATTATATAAGCCCGTTAAAAGGCAAATCTAGAGCAACACCTTGGATGTTTAAAAGAAAAGTATCAGATAAAGAAAAACAGTTAGCTGCAGAGCGTAAAAAAGTAAAAGTTAAATACAATGGTATTGTTTACGAAAGTTTTACAGCGTTAGCCAATTTTTTAGGATTAAAACATGCAGCCCTTGCAAATAGGATTTATAGAAATGCAGCTAAATATGGCTACGAGGTTTTAAGATGACCAGCGCATATCAGATGACGTATGATAACCTCATACAAGACATTATCAACTACATGGAACGCAACGACGATCAGTTTGTTGCGCAGATTCCTAGCTTGATTGGCTTGGCTGAGTCTGCTATTGCCGCAGAGTTAAAGACATACTTGCAGATGACTGTAGTTGAAACGACACTACTAGAAAACCAAGTTATCCTTGCTAAGCCCGCTCGTTGGAGAAAAACAGTCTCCATGAAGACCAATGGTAAGCCAATGTTAATGCGCTCACAGGACTATATTGCACAGTACCAGTCTGAATCTGATCCTAGTGTGCCGTTGTACTATGCTGAGTATGACTACAACAACTGGGCATTTGCTCCAGCACCCGATCAAGACTACCCTGTAGAGATTATTTACTACAGTGAAATTCAACCATTAGACGAATCAAATCAACAAAATCTATTTACTAGAGAAGCACCGCAGGCAATGTTATTTGGTACGCTATTACAAGCTCAAGGCTACTTAAAGGCGCTTGATAAGTTACCAGTGTGGAAAAGCTATTACACAGACTGCTTAGCCGCGCTCAAAAAAGAAGACAATACACGTCGCGTAGACAGAAACGTTTCAGTTCAGGAACCTTAATATATGACCTTTACATCCCCTTTTACTGGCCAAGTAATTCAACCGACGGACGTATCCTACTATGCTCTCTCATTTAGTTCCGACACTCAGCTCTACTGGCCTGCTGTCGTTAATCCTACACAAGTACCTTCTGCCCGCATTATGGATTGCGTTGCTTCCATTAACGGTCTGTCTGTTCTTTTACCTGACGCTACTCAAGGCTCGGTGGGAGAAGACATCCTTTTCCGCAATCTGGGCATGCATGACTTCGTGGTTAAAGACGCTGCCGGAAACGAGTCCATTACTGTGGCTGTTGGTAAAGCTGTTTATGTTTATCTTACTAGCAACAGCACTATTGGTGGGACTTGGTCTAACATAGCGTTTGGTGTTGGCACATCGTATGCTGACGCAGCTTCATTACAAGGTGCTGGCTTAACTACAGTATCCGGTCAATTAGCTACCACACAAAACATTGTAAACGTAACAACTACACCAACCATTAACAACGCAAGCCGCGCCGCCACATTTGTTTGGAATAGTGGCGCTGGTACTTTTAACTTACCAGCTATTTCTACATTGTCCACTGGCTGGTATATTGGCTTTAGAAACAATGGCACCGGCGCGTTAACTGTTAATGCACCTTCACCAAACTTAATTAACAATTTAAGCAGTGTCACAGCAAATCCGGGTGATTCTGGCTATATTGTGTACGACGTAAATACCAGTAACTTTGTAACCGTTGGCTTGTCTGCACCAGCAAACGTAACATTTACATCAGCAACGTATGACGTGGATTCTATCCCCGGAACTACGTTTAGCTTAGTTACTTTTGCTCCAATTATTCAAAGCTATATTGCGCAGACTGGCAGTCGTTCTACAACACTAACTGTTACTCTACCAGCCACTACTCAGATTTACATCTTTATTAACGATACTGGACACAGTGATTACAACGTTCAGTTTCAGATTCAAGGTAGCTCACAGCCACCTTTGGTAGTTGCTACTGGTAATATCGCTACAGTATTAAGTGACAGTCAAAACTTATACTTGTTGACTTCAACATCAAGCAATATTTTTTACGCAGTTGATGGCATTGCTACAGCACCATCTTACACATTCTTATCTGATGCAACCACTGGTATGTACTTGCCAGGCTCTAACATCCTTGGCTTTGCTGCTAACGGTGTTGAGGTAGCGTATATTGACAACACTAATACCTTGCTACCAAAGTTTAAAATCAATGCAACATTAACCGCAAACTTGATTAGTGGTGGAACGTTTTAAATGGCAGCTGATAATCAGCAACAAGATACATCACAATTTACAAAGATATTCAGCCTAGCAATACCCGCTGGGATTAAACGCGACGGTACTGTATTCCAAGCAGACCAGTATACTGACGGTGTATGGTGTCGTTTTCAACGTGGTGATCCTAAAAAGATTGGTGGCTTTGCTACGCTGTTTACCAGCTTTAATGGTATCTATCGTGGCATGGTTAACATCCCATATAACGGCGTTAACTATGTTTTTGCTGGAACAGCAAATCACTTAGATGTCTTTACTACAGGAACAACCTACGGCGCTGGTAGTGGTCCGTATATTGCTAATATGTTGCCCGGTATTGTTCAGGCTACAGTAACAGCAAATACCACCACACAGATTACCATTACAGGAGACGGCTCTACTGTTTTTGCCGCAGGTAAAAAAATTATTTTTACTAATTCTAGTACTGCAACCGAGTATACAGTTAGCTCAGCAACCTATACAGGTAGCCCAACAAATCATACAGTAATTATATTTACTCCTGCAGCCCCCGCCGGAACCATTACAGAGGCCTGGCTTAAGGGTACATCGTTTACAGCAGATACAAGAAATAACTGGCAGTTTGATGCTCAATTTAGTCCTGCTGGTGGGTCATTAAACCTATTAGCTCATCCTGGTTTAAACTTACAAAATATCGACAGTGGTGTTGAAACCCAAGTGTTAGTTGGTAATGTAGCACCTGACGCTGACAATGATTACTACTTTAGTGGTTTGTCTGACAGTGCAGGTCAAAACCCAACGTACCAGACTATCTCAGTAGATGGTGGTGTTTGTGTGCTGTATCCGTTCATATTTGTGTACGGGTCACATGGATATATTGCTAACAACAACGTCAGCAGTATCTATGCAGAGCAGACGCTATACGACTGGAACGGCCCACTAGCCAACCAAGTTAACGTATCATCATCTAAGATCGTTAAGGGTATGCCAATGCGTGGTGGTACTAACGCACCGTCTGGCTTATTTTGGGCAACGGACAGTTTGATTCGTGTATCGTTCAATTCACAGGCCACAGCCAATTACTGGTCCTATGATATTATTTCTAGCCAAATCTCCATCATGTCATCTAACTCTGTGGTCGAGATGGATGGATTGTATTTCTGGATGGGTGTTGATCGTTTCTATTTCTACGGCGGCACGGTAAAGGTATTACCAAACGACAAGAACGTAAACTGGTTGTTTAACAACCTTAATTACTCACAACGTCAAAAAGTTTGGGCTACTAAGGTTCCAAGGTACAACGAGATTTGGTTCTTTTATCCTCGCGGTACAGCTACAGAGTGTACTGACGCGATTATTTACAACGTCAAGGATCAACTTTGGTATGATGCCGGTCAAGCTATTGGTGCTCGTCGCTCTTGTGGTTATACTACAGAGTTATTTCCAACACCAATCTGGTCGGGCTGGGAATATGACACCACGATCAGTAATCCGGTTACTATAATTGCAACACCCTCTGGTGCCACAGCTCCAACATCAAGTCAGTTTTATATTACCGGTGATATCTCAGGTATTTTGAGTCCTGGAGATGCATTAGTATTTTCTACCGACTTAACAGACCCTAGAAAAGTATATGGTGTAACTTCTAGTATATTTGACTTTACATACAATGCCACCTTAGTAACTGTCAATACCCCTATTACAGTGTCTATTCCCGCCGGTACTTTGGTGTACCCAATCTCTGGTGGTTATACTATCTGGCAGCATGAGCATGGATTAAACCAAGTAACCCAAGCAAATGAATTGGCTGTGTATTCTAGTATTACCACCAGCGACATTAGCTGGCTTACAGGTAACCCAAGTGAAGATACGAAGCTGGGTATTAACCGCCGCATGCACTTGCGCCGCGTTGAGCCAAACTTTATTCAGTCTGGTATCATGGCTATGACTATTCTAGGTCGTAAGTTTGCTGGTGGTCAAAGTGAAGAAAACTCTGGCCCCTACTACTTTACGCAAGACACTGGTAAGATTGACCTGCGTGTAGAGCACCGATTGATTCGTTTACAGTTTGTTTCTAACGATATTGACGGTAACTTTGAAATGGGTCGTAACTTAATTACCGCTGAGTTTGGGGACGAAAGACCGTAGGTAACCACATGTTTTATAATTACATACACGCTAAACCAAATGGTGATATTTTCTATATTGGAAAAGGAAAAGAAAATAGAGCCTGGTTTTTCTACGGTAGAAATTCACACTGGAATAGAGTTGTCAACAAATACGGAAAACCAATTGTTAGTGTAATAGCTGATTGGAATGAAGAAAACAAAGCAATGGTATTTGAAAAGTTTTTAATTGCTACTGCAAAATACTTTGATTTTAAACTGACTAATAAAACAGATGGTGGAGACGGAACATCTGGATTAAAACGTCCGGATTTAGCCAATTATAATAAAGTTAGAATAAATCCTTTAACTGGTAGATGTGGTGCGTTAAGTAAAACAAGTAAGCCAATATGCGTTGAATTTGACAACGGTGATGTTGTGTTTACTGAAGTTGGTGGGGATGAGTTTGCTAGACAGCTTAAGATGCCAATTGGTTCAATGTCTTTTTACCTCAGCACCGGCAAATCAAGTAATAAATATGGTATTATAAAGGTCTGGAAACCTTGAGCGTCCGTAAGACACAGGCCAACTTTCCATTCCTTCCAGACTATATGACATGGGAAGAATGGAATGGTAATTTTGTAATTTATTACGGCGAAGAGCCAGTTTCAATCAGTCCTGAAGAGGAATGGCAAACCACAGCAATCCAAATTATGAACCTGCCAACCTTTTCAGCGTACCCCATTTCTGGTCCGGATACCTTTGAAAATTGGCAGGACTGGACCCGCGAATTGGCCTTGACAATCAACGGCCCAAGTCGTTGATTTAGGGCACAAAACCACATTTCTGCGTATTAGTGTAAATAGAACATGACACCATCTGAGATTATAACAGCAGACCATAAACGCTTTGGCCATAGTCAAGCGGATACTGCTCGTTTAATGGAAACCATGCAAGCCATGATTCAAAAACAAGTTGGTCATTTAGTCCAGCATGGTGACTCCCTTTTGTTTACAGCTAACCTTGGAAATAAATCTGCTGAGATTAGTTTTTTTACGACTGATACACCAAATAAAATTAAATCCGCTATGGTGTATTTTATAAAGCAAGTTAAACACGCTGGTTTTAATAAAGTATACGGTCAAGATGGTGGTCCAATACTAAATAAAACATTGCCATTATTAGAGAAACTAGGACTTAAAATAGAGAAGTCTGATAAACCAACTTATTACTGGATGGCTAATCTATGAGTGGCGGAAATCCGATAAGTGCAGTAACTGACGCGTTTTCAAGTGCATTAGGTACCGATGGAAGCCATGGTGGTTTACTGGGCATTGGAGCACAGTTAGACAAATCAGTTCGCACGGTAATTCCTGGGGGTTGGGCCACGATTGGTTTGGCTGCTTTAGCTATTGCAGCACCTTACGCAGCACCAGAGCTATTTGCTGCCAGTTCAGGTGCTGGGGTAGGGGCTGGAGCTGCAGGAGATGTTTTTGGTGGTTTAGCTGGTACAGCAGGAACAGGAACGGGCATTGGTATCACTGCTGGTGACGCTGCACTATCTGCTGCAGGAACCGGAGCTATGTACGGTGGCGCAATGGGTGGTGTCAATAGCGCCATTAAAGGTACAGATCCGCTACAAGGAATATTAGCAGGCGCAATAATGGGTGGGCTGACAGGTGCATCTTTAACTGATGTATCTAGTTTACTGGCTGCTAACGGTGTGCCACAATCTATGATTCAGCCAATGTCTTCTGCATTGGTTAGTGCTGCAAAATCCATTGCTGGCGGTGCAGATCCGCTTACTATATTAGAAAATACAGCACTTAGTACTGGTTTGGGGCAGCTGTCTTCATCCGCTAAGTCACTAATTTCTCCAGATATCGGAACGACAGCTTCTAATATTGTTACTAGTGCAGGAACTGGCGCACTTGGATCTGCGATTAAAGGTGGTGATGTAGGGACAGGAGCACTTTCAGGTGCAATTAACAGTGCAGCTGGACAAACTGTTGGCGCTATAAAAGGTGGTTTAACAGACGCGTACAACACTTTAACAGCACCATCAGCAAGTGCTGCCCCAAGTGACCCAAATGCGTATGGTCCAATATCACCAGTTCAAGCTGGTGATCCGACTGCATTACAGTCTCAATATTTAACTGCACAAGCACAACAGCTTTTAGAACAAGGTCAAGCATTACAACCTACGCTTTCTCAACAGCAAGCTGAATTGGCTGCTGCAGGATCTAAAGCCAATGAAATGTACACACAGGCCGTTTCAGATAAATCTGCTTTAGATGCTGCCATTAAGAGTACATACGATCCAGCATACGCTAATGTGGCTGACTTACAAGGTAAAGCAGCAAGTATGTATAGCCAAGTAGAGGCCTTACAAAAAACGTATGATGACAATAAAGCGGCGTATGTTGCAGACTCAACAAATAAAACAGCATTTAACGCAGCAAACGACGCAGCAAATCAGTTAAACACGTTAATACCACAATACAATACCGCAGCAGAAACATTTACTACGGCCAATACTGCCTTAGAAAATTTATACACCGCTCAAATTGCTCCGCTGGTGCAAACATATCAAGCAAGCAATAGTGCGCTTGGTGACCAGATGAAGACCTATACAGCTGATCAAAATACGTTGCAAAATACGTCAACTCAGTACAGCACTATTGTCAATGGCCTAAATACTATTTCTACTGGTAATTTGGTCAGTGGTATGAATGCACCAGTGGTAGAAATGAAAGCCCCTAGTGCTTCTGGATTTACTGCTGCAGAATTGGCAGCAATACAACAGGGTCAACAAGATGCAACCAATGCTGCTGGTACGGGTACTCAAAGTGCTGATACTACTGGCGGCGGATATTTACCTCCTCCAGTGGGTACAGTAACAGTGGAGTCTAACTACCAACCAGATACAACTGGCGCTGGAAATCTAAAAGCACCTATAGAACCAGCTGCTTTTGCAGATAGCAGTAGTCCAACAGGGTACTCTGGCAATGATGGAGAGCCTGTAAATCAAGATGGTTCTGCGTATAAACCACCAGCTAACCCTGATCAAGCAATACAAGATCAAATATTAGCTGATGCCGCAGCTAATCAACAAGGACCTACAGGTGGCACTACAGGCGGTACATCACCAGTAAATAATCCTACTGCTCCAGTAAATAATCCTACTGCTCCAGTAACTAATCCTATTGCTCCTGTAGATAACACAGTACCAGTAACTAATCCCACTGCTCCAGTAACTAATCCCACTGCTCCAGTAACTAATCCCACGGCTCCAGTAACTAATCCCACTGCTCCAGTAACTAATCCTACAGCTCCTGTAGATAACACAGTACCAGTAACTAATCCTACAGGCAGCGATCTTGCTAATTTACCAGTAGCTCCTCCGGCCACCGGTGGTGGTACAGCTCCCGCTGGTGGAGTAGTTGGTGGCACAACAGACGGAACAGTTGGCGGAACTCCCGGCGGAGTAGTTGGTGGCACAACAGACGGAACAGTTGGCGGAACTCCCGGCGGAGTAGTTGGTGGCACAACAGATGGAACACCGACACCAACACCGACGACCACCCCAACCACTACCGGTGGTGGTACATCAACTGGTACGTCCAGTGGTGGTACATCAACCGGTGCGGCTGCAGGCTTAACAATGGCACAAATACTAGCACTACTTGCAGCAAATAAAGGAACTACACCCGTGGCAGCTACGACCCCAGCAGCATCAACTATCACAGACTTAAAACCAGGGCTAACAAAAGGCTCTGCGTTTAAGTTTGCCAGTGAACCAAAATTTACTGAACAAATAACTGCTCAACCAACACAAAATCCAACAGACTATACCCAGCAAATTGAAAAGGCTGCGCAGGGTGGTTTGATTCAGGCGTTTGCTGAAGGTGGTGAGGTTCCTGAAACTCCAGCCGCACCAAGTCCAACACTGCGCCCAGGGTTTGTCCATGGTAGTCAATTTAAGCCGATGTCACATCAATTCGGTGCACAGTTTATTGGATACCAACCACAAAAGTTTGCAGAAGGTGGTGATGTAGAAGGACATAACCCAGAGTTTTTTAGCGAAGGTGGATTGAAGTCTTTAGACAACACTTACGTTCAAGGCGCTGGTGACGGCACAAGCGACAGCATTCCGGCGATGCTTGCAAACGGCGAGTTTGTTATTCCAGCTGACGTAGTATCAAAATTAGGCAACGGTAGTAACGACGCCGGTGCTAACGTATTAGATGAGTTCTTAGCAACTATTAGGGCTCATGCACAGAATCACGACCCAAAGAAACTACCTCCAGAGAGCAAGGGCGCTTTGGCATATTTATTACAAGCAAAACGTAAGGCAGGCTAATCATGGCAGGACTCAATAACTTATTATCGGATACATCACAGACAACGACAACGATGCCTGCTTGGTACGACCAAGCACAGCAAAATATCGTATCTGGTGGTAATACTGCCGCAGCTGCAGCTCCTACTCTTGGACAGACTACTGCACAGGGCGCGATTAACACCCTACAGGGCCCTAATAATCCTTTCACACAGGCTCAAGGGACTCTACAACAGATTTCCAGTGGCGCTGCTAACCCATGGATTACTGACCCAACTACTGGCGCTGTAACTCCGGATACTAGCACCGCAATGGGTGGCTTGTTCCAAGCCGAGAACCAGCAGTTAAACCAGTTGATGCCTAACTATACGGCGCCAGCTCAGGCTAACGCTATCGGCTCCGGCAACTTTGGAAGTCTTCGTGGACAGACAGCCGTTGACAAGGCCAAGGGTGACGCGTTCTCTACACTGATGGCACAACAGATGCAATCTGCATTGTCTAACCAGCAAACTGGCTCTACAGCCGCCGCAAATTTAGGTAACGTTGGCCAGCAAGGTATTAACGCCAATATGAACGTCGGCTTAGAGCAGATGAACGCACCATTCCAAACCGCTGGAAACCAAGCAAGTCTATTAGGCACATTACAAGCTCCTACAACAGTGCAAAGCCAAAAACAATTAGCTCCGTTAGGTCAAGTAGCTGCTCTTGGAAACGCCGTAACCGGTGGTACCGCAGGACTAAATTCGTTATTAAATACATTAGGCATTAAGGGTGGACTGTCTGGATTATTTAGTGGTAGTAGTATTGGAACTAACATTCCGGGTTCTGGTCAGACTACTGTTCCAATTGATACATCTAGTGGTGGTTATGGTAACCCTGTAACTGGAACCGGCGCTAACGGTGGTGCAGGCGCTGGTCAAGTATTAGGAACAGATGGTAATGTTTATACTGATCCAACATACGGAACAGGAAGTACTTCAACAACCAGCACTGACGCATATACAGATCCTAATAGCGGCGTTATTACTTCTCAAAATCCGAGCAGTATTGACTACTCATCAGGTGTTTAAGGAAAAATTATGGCAGGCTTAGATATTAAACATTTTGACGAAGGTGGCAGTACTGGTGAAGAAACTCCAGCTTCTATCCAAACCACTGCTCCTAAATCAACTGGTATTGCAGGTAAGATTGCGTTAGATCCTACTCAGACAGAAGCTATTCTGTCCAATATGCAAAAGTATATTGATGAGCGCGGCAGCGGCTGGAATCAGTTCATGGGCGGTATCAACAAGGCATACGCCACAACGTATGGCCCGTCTGCTGTAACTGCCTACGAGCAACAAAAGAATCAAGAAGACAAGCAGGTCATGGACTATCGTACCCAGATGGCTGCGTACCGTGCTGCTCAGGCTCAGGCAACAAATGAAGCAAACTTGTACAACAAGTCAAACGCTGCAGCGCCCGCTAGTGGTG